AAGTAGCTGGAAAAATCGTCACTAGGTTCGCATATAATTATCCTAGTGACACGGGTAATTGGAATAGTGATGTTGGTTCAAACCATTGGGGATATGATGGTAAAAGAACAGAGTTAGATAATCTGGAAATTGGAGCAGCCTCTAAATTTGAAAGGGTGCATTCACTAAGAATACATGGAGTTCAACCTGTTGACGATTCTGGAGCAGGTTTGCTCAGCTTGTCTCAGAATCATATAATAGACGAAATATTCTTTAGAACAAAATTCCAAGGATTAATTACATACCCAAATGTTTACAGCTTCTATATACAGAGGTTGGAAGACGATACCCTTGTTGCAAGATCCCGAAAATATCGGGATGCTAATAATGGAGTACCCAACTTTTCTTATTCCGATGCAAAAGGCGGTAATACAGCAGCTGGACAGGCTGCAAGAACTCAAATTTATGTGGAAGTTGGAGCCGTGCTAAATTTATCGTATATGCCTGAATTACCTAATGAGTTACCCGATACCGCCCAGAAAAATTGGCTGATAGATAATTATGATAACTCAGAAATCTCATCTACAGATTTTCTAATTGTGAAAAGTAGTAAAACAGGTGGCGATATAGATATGGATGATGTGGATGCTAACCCATTAGGGATAGGTATGGCGTATCCTGATGCTGGTGATAATTATGTCAAAGGGACAGTCATGTCAAGCCACACAGATTATGGTCACCGAATATATAAGTCAAACTTTATCGAATCAGGACATTATAGCTATGATGAAGATGAATACCCAGTCTCGAAAACTGGGATGTTACGCTGGGACACTCAATTTACTACCCCAGGAACTTACTATATAGTATATTCTGGGACTGATTCATCGGTAGATCCGGAAACAGCATATATAGAAGTTGTTGTTGCGGAATATGGAAATACATAGCAAACAGCTTTTATATAAATTAAAATAAACTAACAGGAAATTGAAATGAAAGAAAATGATATTATTACTATAGTATGTGTAGCAGGAGAATACATCGGTAAACTTAAAGGCGAGATTGGAGCAACAATCACCTTAAAAGATCCCCGCATGTTGGTACAGAATGAGAATGGCATGGGATTTGCTCCTGGAGTTGCCATGACTGGTACTAAAGAACCTAAAGAGGTTGTGTTCCAGCAGTACGTGTTTGTAACTGAAACTAACAAAGAAGTTTCAGATGCTTACCGTCAAATGGTTTCTGGTATTGTACTTGCTGGTGCTGGCGGATCTCAAGCAGGTGCTGGCGGGATTCAAATGCCATAAATAAACCTTTACTTTTTGATTGAAGTATAGTATAATAGCACCATTGATTTATTATTTTATTATGGAGATGTAACATGAGCGACTTCCTTTGGGTGGAGAAATACCGCCCAGCTACAATTGATCAAGCTATCCTACCAACTCAACTCAACAAAACTTTCAGCGAAATCGTAAGCGGTGGAGAGCTTCCTAATATGCTCTTCACTGGTACGGCTGGTGTCGGTAAAACGACAGTCGCTAAAGCATTGTGTAATGAGTTGGGGTTGGATTGGATAATCATAAACGGATCTGAAAGCGGTAATATTGATACCCTGCGTACTAAGATTCGTCACTTTGCTTCTACTGTTTCACTACAGGGTGGTTACAAAGTGGTTATCCTAGATGAGGCTGATTATCTGAATGCGCAATCTACTCAACCTGCTTTGCGTGGGTTTATTGAAGAGTTTGCCAATAACTGTAGATTTATCCTAACCTGTAACTTCAAAAACAAGATCATTGAACCACTACATTCTCGTTGTTCGGTCTATGATTTCAATATTCCCAAAGACGAAAAGCCAAACCTTGCTGCTGGTATGTTCAAGCGTGTGTGCGAGATACTAACTAGTGAGGGAGTAACCTACGACCAAAAAGTAATTGTAGAACTAGTTAACAAACACTTCCCTGACTTCCGTCGAGTAATCAATGAGTGTCAGAGATATTCTTTATCTGGTACAATTGATGCTGGTATATTGATCAACCTTCAAGACGAGAATATCAAGTCTCTTGTAGATTACCTCAAGAAAAAGAACTTCAAGTCTATGCGTTCATGGGTTGCTAATAATATGGACGTAGAACCCTCTGTTGTGTTCCGTAGAATCTACGACACGATGTATGATTTCGTAGAGCCAAACTCTATCCCTCAACTTGTTATTATCCTAGCAGACTATCAATACAAAGATGCGTTTGTTGCTGACCACGAACTTAACCTTGTTGCTTGTATGACTGAGGTTATGGGATCCGTGGAGTTTAAACGATGAACCCATTCGAGTTCTTAAAGTCAATCAACTCTTCCAAAAAAGATATAATGGTAGATGATGATGCTGAGAAAGGATATAACCCATTTATCGTGAACCGTGGTCTCTCACAGTTCCTAGATACAATACTGTTTGCAAATGAGATGAATCGTTATCACCACCTTGATAACAAACTGCAGTTTCATTATCTTATAAATAGTATTAGGAAGGGAAAACGCTTCTCCAAGTGGGCAAAAGCAGATTCCCTTGATAACATCGAAGTGGTCAAAGAATACTTCGGTTATGGCAGTGAGAGAGCACGTGAGGCGTTACGATTGCTATCTGATGAACAATTAATTGAATTGAAGAATAAGGTAGATAAAGGTGGAACTAGAAGATCAAAAACCAATTGAGTGGACTCCAGCTTCAATGCTGGAAGTACGATTAAGCCATCCTGACGACTTTTTAAAAGTTCGTGAAACGTTGACGAGAATGGGTGTGGCTTCTCGTAAGGATAACAAACTGTATCAGTCTTGTCATATATTACACAAGCAAGGTAGATACTTTATCATTCATTTTAAAGAACTCTTTATGTTGGATGGTAAACCGAGTAACCTTATGGAGAATGACGTAGAAAGGAGAAACACCATTGCGACTTTGTTGTCTGACTGGGGTTTATTAGATCTTGTTGAAGAAGAACAAGCAGAAAATAAAGCACCATTAAGGCAGATTAAGATTATCTCTCATAAAGAAAAACACGACTGGGAACTTTGTCCAAAGTACAACATAGGTGTAAAGTAAATGCTAAGTTTTAAGACTTATCTCGAGGAAGGAGTAAACGATCCTGCCATTTTCAAGGCAGTATTTTTGGCTGGTGGTCCAGGAAGTGGTAAGTCTTTTGTGGTCGGTAAGACCGCATTACAAGCATTAGGGTTTAAACTAATAAACTCAGACGATGCTTTTGAGAAAGGATTAAAGAAAGCTGGGTTGACTATGGATCCAGAAGCTCTCTTTTCGGTTCAAGGTCAAGATGTACGTGCCAAGTCAAAGGCACTTACTGGTAAAAAGATGGAACGTGCCGTCGAGGGTAGACTTGGTCTAGTGATAGACGGCACTGGTAAGGACTATGCAAAGATCAAGAAACAGGTTGACATGCTTCGTAAAGTTGGGTATGCTGTTGCTATGATCTTTGTAAATACCGATTTAGATACTGCCCTTGAGCGTAACAGAAACAGATCAAGATCTCTACCAGACGATAGCGTAGAAGATATGTGGAAAGACGTACAAAAGAATATAGGTAAATTTCAGAATCTATTCCGTGATAGACTAACGATTGTTGATAACTCTACTAGTTCAGACGTTGAACGTGGGACTATGAGTGCATACAAGAAGATTATGGTGTGGTCTAAAAAACCACCTGAAAACAAAATTGCTGCTAAATGGATTAAGTCTCAAAAGAAATCCTAGCAATTGTTTGGTCCACGTAGAGACCCGCATTGGTTCATGCGTTAAAAGAATCGTATAATCCTAATAGGAGAAATGCGATGAGTTACGAACTAACTTACAGAGGTGTAAAATACACCAAACAAGTTAAAGCTACTTCTGGCGTCAAGAAAGCGTCTAAGTAAGTTTAACATCTAGGGGGGTTTAATTACCCCTCGTTTTTCAAACATAAGTTTATATCTTATAAATAAAGTCGGAATGCCGAGTTGTCGGGTTCCATATTAATCTTGCTTTAAACAAAGGAGAAAAGACATGACTAATATCAATGTTAAATCACTATTCCCACGCTCAGCGTTTGTTGGGTTTGACCATTTATTCGACGAGTTAGATAAGGTCGCAAGACACGCTAACGATCATTATCCCCCACATAACATCCTCAAAGTTGATGATGAGAATTATATGGTGGAGTTGGCTGTTGCTGGTTTTGCTGAAGACGAGCTTGAAATTGAAGTCAAAGACCGCACACTCTTTGTTCGAGGAGAACATAAAAATAGAGGTCGATCGTATATTCACAAAGGCATTAGTGCCAAGAAGTTCAATCGTTCCTTTAGAATATCTGAGTATGTCGAAGTTCACGGAGCCGATCTGAAGGATGGAATCCTTGCTGTTCAGCTGAAGGTAGTAATCCCAGAAGAGAAGCGTCCCCGCAAGATCGAAATCGGATCTACTGGGGCATCAAAGAAAGAAACGTTTATTCAAGACTAAACGTTTTGACAGCGAAAACCTAGTAGATTGTTGAAACACAATTTACTGGAGTTAATCATGAAAAAGAAACATGATAATATCAGGTCTGGATTCGAAGCAATTATAATTTTAAGTGCAGCTTTATTGATTGCACCTGCTACTATTGTTATTGCTGCGTTTCCATCTGCTATAATTTAGAGATTGGGGAGGGTGAGATTCCCTCCCAACTTTATTAAAATATCCCTTGACTTTTACCATTAAATGCGGTATAATATACTATATGATGAATAATACTTTCTACACCTCAGTTAGCAGATTCTCTAACGACATACTTGTCCGTGGATATCGTGATGGGAATAAATATTCCGAACGTGTCCGTTTCTCACCAACCCTATATGTCCCAGCTGAAGGCGGTGATTGGAAATCCTTAACAGGTGCACCACTCAAGCCAATAGACTTCGATACAATGCGTGAAGCAAGGGAGTTTATCCAGCAATATGGGGATACCTCTAACTTCAAGATTCACGGCAATACAAATTACATTGCTCAGTATGTTCAGGAAAAGTATCCAGGAACTATTGAGTTCAATCGTGACATTATCAATGTCACTACCATCGATATTGAGGTCGCTTCCGACGAGGGATTCCCTGAACCTCAATATGCAGATCACCCAGTAATCACAATTACTCTTAAGAATAATATCGATAACATATATTATGTTTGGGGTCTGGGCGACTACGATACCTCTAAGTCCATTATGCAGGACAATCAAGTTATCTACAAGAAGTGCGAGTCCGAAGCCAGATTACTTATGGAGTTTGTTACCCATTGGTCTAATGCTCGGTTCATGCCAGATGTAATTACTGGTTGGAACTCAACTCTGTTTGATATGACCTATATGATCAACCGAATAACTAAAGTGATTGGTCAGGATATGGCTAAGAAACTATCACCTTGGGGTAAAATCGACGAGCGCAAGGTTACTATCAAAGGTAAGACCGAGCAGAAGTTTGAGATCAAAGGTGTTGAGCAGATAGATTATTTGGATCTCTATAGGAAGTTTACCTATACTGCCGAAGAGTCATACAAACTTGACCATATTGCCCATGTTGTTTTGGGGGAGAACAAGTTATCCTATGAGGAGTATGGTAATCTCTTTACTCTGTACAAACACGATCACCAGAAGTTCGTTGACTATAATATCAAAGACGTAGAACTAGTTGACCGACTAGAAGATAAGATGGGTCTCATCACCTTGTGTATGACTCTGGCGTACAAAGCTGGGGTAAACTACAGCGATGCGTTTGGTACTACTGGTATTTGGGATACGTTCCTCTATCGAGAACTATACGAAAAGAAAACAGCAGTACCGCCCAAACAAGAAAAGATGAAGACTGACTTTCCTGGAGGTTTTGTTAAAAGTCCTATGGTTGGTCGCCATGCTTGGGTCGTTTCCTTTGACTTAAACTCTCTATACCCTCACCTGATTATGCAGTACAATATGTCTCCCGAGACTATCGTAAATGATGCGACTATGGGGGTGAACGTTGATGCTTGTTTGTCGGGTCGTAAACCTCAAAGTGCACGACCCGACTGTACCATGGCAGCAAATGGTTCGCATTATCGTAAGGATATTTGTGGAGTTATTCCTGAGGTTGTTGGTAGTCTATATGCTGGCAGGAAACAAGTAAAGCGTCAGATGCTAGATGCCACGCAGGAACTAGAGGGCGTTGATAAAACTAAAAAGACCGAAGTATATCAACTAGAGAAAAAGATATCCACTCTCGATAATGAACAGATGGCTATCAAGATTATGATGAATTCTCTCTATGGTGCTATTGGTAATCGCTGGTTCCGTTACTTTGACCTGCGTATTGCTGAGGGTATTACGCTATCAGGTCAGTTATCGATCAGGTGGGCAGAGCAGGCAGTTAATCGATTCATGTCCAAGATTATCGGAGAAGATAAAGATTATGTTATCGCCATCGATACTGATTCGTTGTATATTAACTTTGAACCTCTCGTCGATAAATACTTCAAAGACTTACCCAAAGCTGAAACTGTAAAGATGCTTGATAAGGTCTGTTCTGAACAGTTCGAGCCTATGCTAGAAAATTCTTATGGCGACCTAGCTGAGTATATGGATGCTTATGAGAACAAGATGGTCATGGCTCGTGAAGCTATTGCTGATGCTGGTATCTGGACTGCTAAGAAACGTTACATACTAAACGTACATAATAACGAGGGTGTTCAATACGCAGAACCTAAACTCAAGATTATGGGTATCGAAGCAGTTAAATCCTCTACTCCCGCATCTTGTCGTAAAGCACTCAAAGAGTTGTTCAAGGTTATCATAACTCAGGATGAAGCTACAACCCAAATGGCAATCAAGCAGTT